AGACGGGCAACACGACGGCCAGGACCGAACTCAGGGCAACCGGCGCGGGTTCTGGAACCTTCGATGAGACGACGGATTCTCAAGAGGCGATCAGGGATAACATGGGCACCGCTCAAACGGGCGACGCTTATGCAATCGTCAACAATGGCACCTACGGCAACTCGGCACTCAACACCGATCTCGATGCTCTTCTCGCTCGACTGACTGCTACCAGAGCCGGGTATTTGGACAACCTATCAGGCGGCGCCGTTGCTTTGGCGTCTGCCCTTGCGACACTCCAAACGAGCGTCGACGATCTGCCAACGAACGCCGAACTCGCGACGGCATTGGCATCGGCAGACGACGCCGTACTCGCTGCCATCGCTGCGCTCAACAACTTGAGCCAAGCCCAAGTCAGGGCGGCTCTTGGCATGGCGAGTGCGAACCTCGACACTCAACTCGATGCACTGCCGACCAATGCGGAATTGGCCACGGCTCTTGGTACTGCCGACGATGCGGTTCTCGCGGCGATTGCGGCATTGAACAATCTGAGCTCTGCCCAAGCACAAAGCGCAGCTGCGGCGGCACTGACTGCCTACGATCCCCCAACAAGAGCCGAAGCGACATCTGACAAAGATGCCGTCATTGCGGCGATCCCAACGGTGGCGCAAGTTGCAGACGGCGTTTGGGATGAGGCAACCGCAGGTCATCAAACGGCCGGCACTACGGGCAAAGCACTCACCGATGCTGGATCAGGTGGAAGCCTCACGGTTCAAGATATCGTCGACGGTGTTTGGGACGAACCGATCGCAGGCCATCTCGATACAGGATCGACTGGCAAGAAGCTCAGCGATGCAGCTGCGGCGGGCGATCCATGGGGCACCGACCTTGCGGCTGGCGGATATTCCGGCACCGAGGCTGGCGCGATCCTATTCGAGAATTTGGATGCGCAGGTGAGCGATCTTCTTGGCCAAACCCCAGACCCGATCATCGTCGGCAATTCCGACGACTGCGCAGACGTTCAGGTATTCGATGCCGGCGAGCGAAAGCCGATCGGCGGGCGTCTCGACATCACCAGTGGAACGTTCACGATCTCGGGCGTTCTCTGCTACATGGCCGACGCAGATGGCACTGTCGTCTATGGCGTCAATGGTCTGGCGGCTACCGGCTACGACGCTGGATCTCAGACGTCGCCGTCGTTCTGGTACGACCTTAACACCGCTTCGCCGCCATCTACGGTGGCAATGGCGATCGGCACCTACGACTTCCGGTTCAAGGTGACCGGCACCACGTCCGAAGGGCTGACGAGGGTTCACGAGGTTCACATCGTGGTTCAGGTGGTTTGATGCTGCCAATCCCCAAAGCCCACGACTATTCGCACTTGCCTTACTATCCGGCACCCTGGAAAGAACTTCCGGTGGTGCCGGGTTTCTCCGTTTGCGGCTATGCCAATCTGCCAAGAAGCACGGCAGAGGCCGCGAGGTGGGCCGCTACCTACGCCAAACTCGGCGCGAGGGTCTATCGTGCCCACAAGATCGACGTGCCGCTCAAGGACAATCCGACAAGCCATATCCCCCGGTTTCAATGGCTCTTGGATGCGCTGAAGAAGAAAGGGATTCCGGTTTTACTCGAGGTGATTGCCGACCGGCCGGCGAGTGAATTCCAGGGCGCCCTTGCCAATCTCGCAAGGTTAGACCTCTCCAACGTCGTCGGTATCTCTCCCATCAACGAACCCCAAACAGAATACGACTTCGATACGCTCTATGCGCTTATCAGGGCGATCGGCTACAAAGGTCTGATCTTTGGGTCGAACTCGGTCATTCAAGGGGCAAAGGGCGGCGTCTGTCACCCGGGCGAACTGTCCGACGCACACGTCTATTGCGGCTTGGAAGGGCAACAGCCTGGCGAGTATTTCGAGATCGAGTACAAGGCTCAAACCTGGAATCACCCGGTGTCTCAGATCGACATCGCCACTGAGATCGGGCACCCTCCACCTGCGACCACTCGCGGACGCAGCGAAGATCAGATCATTGACGTCTTGTTTGACCGCGGTTGCCGATGCTTCGTGATGTTCGCCCTTCTCGATCGACCGGAGCTTTGGAGCATGTCGACCGACACGAACAATCTACGACTCGAAGCGGCTTGTCAAGATCCGTTGCGCATGGAAACTTGGCGGCGACTTGTTCAGCGTTGCGTCGGTCCGTCGATCAACCTCACAGCCAACGTGAAAGGCGAGCTTGTCGAAGGCGGGAAGTGGAGGGTCGCAGGAGCGGCTTGATCGCAACTTGTGCGATTTGGAAGCAGAATGCGAATCACATTCGTCTTTTCTATGCCAATCAAGGATTGGTGAGCGCCCCCGCCATAGGAAATGGGCCCGGCCGTCGTACGTTGGGGATTGTGAGTTCGAATCTCACCGGGGGCGCCCCTGATGGTATCGGTTTTATCCGATCTTTTCAATATACGGGACGGAAAGCCATTTTCGTTCGATTCCTTAAAATGGATAATGTTTATCCAGAATCGTCCTCAATTGGGCGGCCACGGCTCTCCAGCCTCTTCCCGTATGGCTTGCCGCGCTCCTTGGTTTTTCGCTCTAGGAAATCATTCATCACCCTGTGAATGAGGGCGCGAACCGTTGTTTCCTCCCAAAAGGCAGCATCTAGCAGTCGCTCGTTTAGCGCTGGCTCGATCGAAATCCTCTTATCGCTTGGTTTTTCTTCTGCCACTGGAATGGATAAACATTATCCATCACCTGATTTCGAATGACCGACACATCTTAGGAGAAACATGGGCAAAATACAGTGTTTTCTAGTTGAGGAGACCGGCAACTCGGCAATCTTCCTGCGGCGATACGCTTCGGGTTCCGTGTGCTCGGGCAAGATGGGCTTTCACAACGCTTCGGTTCAGATTGATCAGCAGCCGACCAAGTTTGACAGCGAAGGATATCTTGAGACGGTTACTCCTCCCCCTAAGGATGACCCGCGATGGCCAACGCGCTGCGAATGTGGCTACGAGTTCACCGCCCAAGATGAATGGCAGTGCTACCAAGATGAACTCTTCATATCAAAGAACCCAGAGATCAACAATTGGTCGGGCACTTGCCGCCAGATGCCGCCAGGCGCGATGGCATACATCAGTCGATATCAGACCTGGCCCTTCTACTATCCTGGCGACGACGGGAAGGTCCTAATGGTCATGACTCCAGGTGGTGAGTGGGTTATCGATAGTCGAGCCAACAACGGACCGAAGGATGCTCGTGGTTGGACGAGATCCGGAACACCTCCGCTCGTGACGGCAAACCCGTCGATCCTGATCGGGGATCGCTATCACGGTTGGCTGCGCAACGGTTGGCTCGAAGAATGTTGATCCACCAAAAGTAGCCTTCCGCAGTAGCTTTCGAAAATTCTCAAAAAAGTAAAGCCCTCCTAGCCGAAATGGCCTGGAGGGCTCTTTTTGTCGTTTGCAGGCATCCGTTTTGCGAGTAGCTTTCAAAGTAGCTTATCTCACGGCGGATATTGGCCGCTTACGTCGCTATTAGACTGGTGCGCGGGAAAGGACTCGAACCTTCACGCCTTGTGGGCACTACCACCTCAAGAGAGAACGGTAGACTCTAAATCTCGAAAAAAGTAGCTTTCAAAGTATCCTAACCGCCCAAAACGGCCCCTTCCGAGGGCTCCTCGTCATCTCCGAATGCCTTCTTGATGGCATCGACTTTGAGGTCCTCGCGAGAGCGTGCGTACTCCTTGAGGAGCATTGCCGGATCATGGCGCATCAGCTCGGCGGCAGTGGCCACATCCACTCCCTTCTCGAGCAAGATCATGCCGTACGTCCTTCGAAACGTGTGGAGCCCAGCATAGGGCACCTTGCCGATCGACGTGCCGCGCATGGCGTCTTTGAGCCGGTGAGTCAATGCGACGGGCGTAAGTATCTCCTTGTCGTCGGTGAGCACGTAGCCCTGGCGCGGGGGGCCAATGAACTCCCTCACCGCTGCCGGCAGCGGAACCCATCCCCTAGATTTGGCGGTCTTGGTATTTGGCTGAACGTCGACCCTGCCCTTGGTCTGAATGGCCCGGCGCCTCACCCAGATGCCGTTGCCGTCGCGATCGCTATGTCGAAGTGCGCAGATCTCGGAGCGCCTCAGCCCGGTGTAAAGGGCGATCAGGATGGCCCTGCGAGTCGGCTCGTCGGCGTTTGCGAGCACTTGGTCGAGGTCGCTTCTCTCCGGAGGAGACAGGGGCCGCCTGGCGTGGCCTGGATCGGCGGGCCGCCTCACTTCGACGTGAATGCCAGCGTCCTTTAGAATCTGCTTGAGCCTTCCCAGGAGTCGCCTTACGGTTGTGGGGGCTCCTTCTTGGCGGGCGAGCCATGCTTTCACAACCGCGCTGTCGATCTCGTTAAGGGGCATCTTGCCGATCGGGTCCAGACTCTTTCGCTCAGCATCCAATTCGTCGAGGTCGATACCTAGTTTGTTGCGCAGGAATAGATCCCACTGCTGGAGCGTCGAGTGCGAGCCTCTAAGCTGAGCTCTCCAACTCTTCGCAAAGGTGGACAATGACGGTCGGGCGCTTTCGCTTGGGCTTGCGAACTTTGCGTTCCACCCTCTTTTGGCTTCGGGCCTGCTTGATTTCCACGGTCCCGCATACTGCTTCTTGTTCAGCCTCTTGACTAGGCGAACATCCCCGGTCTTCTTGTTGACCTGGTACGTTCCGTCTCCCCTCGCCTGCCTTTGGAAGCCACTCACGATAGGCGTTTATTGTAGTACACCAACAGTTCAGCCGCTTCTCTCCTTTGAGATTGCCGCGCAGAATGGCATCCTTCAAGGTGGACTCCGGCCAGCCCGTTAGGGTCTCAATGATCTTGAGTCTAACGGGCAGGGTTGGATCGAGAACGAACATGGCCTAAGCGATCGCCTCCGAATAGGAGAGATGGCCCAGCTGCCGACAAATGTCATACAGCTTTTGAAGTCTGTTGGCGGGCAATTGGCGGTTTGCTAGGTAATAGCGGTTCAATGCTCTTAGCACGTCCACAAGCGACTGCACGATGACGATATGTCCCTTCTTGGCTGCTTCTTCCTGCTCGATCGACGAGTATCGAACCTTGCCCGGTCGCTTCACCTCAAGCCCTAAGAATTGGCCTGGGATCGAGGCATCGAGAGCGACTAGGAGATCCGGAACTCCTCGATCGACTCCCGAGGATCCTTTCTGCCGGTAGGCAGTAGTCTCGTACACGCTAAACCCACTGGCTCGAAGCGCGTCGACGATCTGAGCTTGCAGTTCATGCTCCTTCATCGGTAAATCGCCCTCTTCAACGTAGCCCAGAACATCGGAGAGTTGGACTCGTAAAGGGTCTCTAGTTCGTCCCATTCCCTTACTAGCCCCTCCCAATTCCGATGTGCCACGGCAACCTCGGGTAAACGATCTCGCCATTCTGGGAACCTCGCAAGCAAGCGGTAGCACCTGCCGAAGTCGCTTGAATCGAACGGAGTGCAGGCGCGATAGTAAGGCCGAGCGGTCATGACTGCAAATATCGTCATCGAGGATAGGCCGGTATCCCCGCTCATGAGCCATTCGATATGTTGATCCGTAATCGCACTCATCGCTCGATCTCCTTCCCATTCGAGTAGGGCAGAGGGAGGAGGGCGTCTCTCTTCTCGACCACGATCTCCGGTTTCTTGGGTTGGATTAGCTTCACGTCGAAAGGAACCGAGACCTCGATCTTTGGAGGACGAGTCCGGTACTGACCGATCGCGTCCCCAATGTAGAGGCAAGTGATAGCGATCACTACTAGGAGGAGGGTTCGCTCTTTCACGCTGCTTGCTCCTTGGTCCCTTCTTTGAGCGTCTCCCTGATCTGCATCAGGCATTCGATGAGCTTGACAACCCGCCCGAAGTCCTTGGCTCTCTCTCGCCTGCAACGCTCTGCGTACTTCATGTGGCAGTCGATCTGCCAATCCATGGCGAGGAGGAGTTCCTCCGGCTTGTGAGACCGGAAGACTCCCATCTTGAGATCGTCGTGACGCTGTTCGTGAACCTGGAAGTGGAACGGGTTGGCGGGCATTACTTAATCCTCGCAAACTCGCCATACACTTCTTCTGCGGCTATCCTATAAGCGTCAACTGCTTCTTCAATAGTGTTGAAGACACCTAAGCTAACTTGCCGCCCTCCCCGGTGAATACGCGCTTGGAACTTGTCTCTCATCGGCCTGACACCCTTGACGCCTAGTTTCGACGTTGATTTGACCTTGGTATTAGCCGTTTGTTGGGAGCGATTGGCCTCCCTCAAGTTGACCAGGCGGTTATCACTTCTGATGCCATTGATGTGGTCAATCTCGCCGATTGGCCACCGGCCATGCCCAAGCGCGAAAGCTACGCGATGACCAGCAAGTTTCATTTTTCGAAACCTGACAATCGTGTAGCCATGGGAACTCCTACAGCCAGCAATGGCCCCTATCCAGCGTGTGTTGGTTCGCGAGAAGGTGCGATGCAAGTGACCCGTTTCCGGGTCGTACTTCAGAACTTTTCTTATCTCATTCAAGTCAATTTCATGCATAAGCATTCACTTAATGCGTAGGCTAGTTCCTCGATCACCGAACTTGGCCCAGTGGAGTTCCTTGCCGGATTCCAGAGCCTCGCGGATCGCGTGGGTGTCCGTACACCGCTCGATTCTCACGAACTCTTCAGGCAAGAGCATTGGATCGATCGATGGCACCTGTACAGGCTCTCCATCAGGTCCGGATACAAAGAACTGCAAGGGAGCGAGTCCGCCATTGGCTTGCGTCCAGATCTTGTGGAACGGGGTTTCCAGCTTTTGATTGCCAGTGAGCTCCATCCAGTCCTGCAAACGCTTCTTGAGACGCTTTGCATTGTTCTCGTCGGTAGCGGCAAGGCCCATCAGCCGCTGAGCCTCTTCCTTGCGGATCTTGGCTTTGGCCTCGAACGTCTTGATGAGGCCGCAGTAGCCGTCGAGCTTCGCGTTCAGATCGGTTCCAAGCTTCTCGAAATACTGCTCCAATGCAGATGCGATGTAGCTATCCGCCTCTTCGCCCGAGAGCTGCTCGTAAGCGTCGAAGATCTGCTCCAGCTCTTGACCTATTTCAAAAAGCGATTGCTTTCGAACTAACACGCCATCAGTGTCTAGAATTGATTGTGCCGACATATTCAGTCTCCTTGTGTTGCGCCAAGCACCATGCGCTCGGCGTTTCGATGTAGCCCAGGCTGTCGAACCCAGGCCTCTAAAGCCTTCTCTGGGTCTTGATCGATCAGCCGGATGAGTTCGTCGTAGGCTTCGCGGTCGTATCCTCGAAGCTCATGAAGGGCGAGAAATGCTAAGTTCGCCGGGTGACGTGCGGGGTCGTAGCCCACACGGTCCTGGTAGGCGCGGATTCTCGAAGCGAGATCGAAACCAGTCATGCGCTCCGCCTGGAGATCGCCTCTCCAACGACTTCGCGCATTCGATGCGGCCCTTGGGCCTTGATCATCCTCGTCGCAACCTTGATCGCCAGTTCCTTCGTCGCTTGATCCGATTGGGAGATATGGCATCCGCTGGAGTTCTCACCGACTCGCCAGCGACCGTAGAAGGGATAGACGAAGAACTCGAACTCCTCAAAGCCCGGGATCTCCACTCTTTCGCCTTTCACGTCCACCCACTTGTCGAGCGTGATGTTGAAGATGCGAAAGCTCACTGATCCTCCCAAGGATTCAGCCACTCTCGGCAAATCCAAATCACGATGATCGCCACCGTGAGCCATGCCAGGGCTTCCCCGAAACTCACCGGCCGTACACCTCCAATCGATGGGCGGATGACGCTCTCGACCACGAATAGCCGGCCACGAGGCCCAGGAAGAACGCTAGGGCGATCCAGGGCAGTAGTTGCTCCATGGACAGCCTAAAGCGCAGAACGTGGACAGGACGGGCATTCCTCACCGTCTTGAGCGGAAGACTCGGAGTAGCGAAGCGTCTGCCCTTTGCCGTCTCGCTCCAATGGATATTGCAGCCAAGGCGATCCTTGTCGGAGCTGGGGTAGCCGCTCATGACGCCTCCGGAAATCTGATCGCGGTCCACTCGTCGCAGAGCCGCTCGTCTTCAAGGTCGATCTCGGCAATCAGGGCTTCCAGCTTTGCAAGCCTTGCCTCGTGCCGCTTGGTGATCGATGCTTCCCTTGCCATCAGCCGCTCTCGCTGATCGTGAAGCTCTGCCTGGCGTTGCCAGATGGCTTCGACTCGCAAATCGCTATGGGACTTCGGGAGCGGGTAGCCCCGGAGCTTGTCCAGGGCCAAAGTGAAACTGGAAACGAGGTTTGCCATTACGCTGCTCCCGGGCCGAACGGATCGTAATCGAGCCCAGTAACGGGCGCATGTGGCGGGAAGTCGATCTGATCGTAGGAGGCCTGCTTGCCGTCCTTCAAGAAGAAGACAACCTGCCCGTTGTCCATGACCTGATCGTCCACGATCTGGCTAGGTGAGATCTTGGGAGATCGGAAGTACCGCGAAGCCGTCGTTTCCTCTAGCCAAACCGGGCCGCAAATCGCTCGAGCCTTCAGATGGGCTTGGAACTCGGCAAAGACTTCGGACTCTAGCGAGAAGCTCGCGACCTGCAATCCCTTGGCGCGGCAGTTGTAGCCGAACCATCTGCCCCACGTGAAAGGCGATAGATCGCTGGGCTCTGCAAAGCTTGCCCACTTGTTGTCGCAAGCCTCGATACCACTCCAGAAACCTTTGAGGAACGTCTCTTTCTGGAACGATTCATTGGACTGCCCTTTGTAGGGCTTGCCGTCTCGAACCCAGGCGAGTGCCTCAGCCTTCCAGCAGGCTTCATGAAACTGCCCGTGTGGGAATGTGAGGATCGGGGCTTTCTCTTCCCCTTCTTTGCAGAACTTGCAGACCGACTTGGTTGATTGCACTTGAGTCTCCTTCGGGTGGTGCTAGCCACCGTTAGAGACATTATGCGCTTGTTTACGTAATTACGCAAGAGGTGTTGCGAAATATTTTACGCAATTTTCATTTTGAGTTCAAAATCAGGCCATCCGGGTCGCTGATAATCTCCTCTCGTTTGCCTTTGACCTTGTACCAACCGATCAGAAAGCCTAGTAGTTCGTGATCGTTGAGCGGCTCGGGTGGATACTTCGGATTGAGCGACACGAGAGTCCATTCGTTGTCCATCCATTCGAGGTTCTTGACGCGCAGCTCCCCTTCTTTCGTCTTCACTAGAAACGTGAAGCTCCGTCTCGGTGATCGATGCTCTTTGAATAGGGCGATTGTGCCGGGGTCTAGCTCGGGCATCATAGATTCCCCTTCGACCACCCAACCCAGTCCGCCGATGTTCGCAAGCGTCTGAGGCACGTAAACCAGATCGCTTTGAGGATCGACGTTGTAGGTGCCGCTGCCTCCAGAAACGCTGCCAACGACCTTCACGGGCGCAAGCGGCGTACCGGCTATCGAGACCATTCGACCCTCCGGAAGTCCCTTTAGCCAGTCAGCCGGTTTGCCTAGTGCCTTCCGGACCTTTTCCAGCACGACGGGATCAGGCTCGGTCCTCCCGTTCGCCATGTTGTAGAGCCTGTCATACGTCTCATCGATCTTCCTTGCTAGGCGCGTATATCCAATCTTCGGCTCACTCATCAAGATCGCTTCTTTGAGTGCGTTTGCCACCTTTTCCCTATCCACAGAAAGAGATTGCGTAAATATTATTCGCGACTTTTGCGAAAATCGTTGCGAGATTACGCAAAACCATGTAGAATTCCCTGCATGAGCGGAACCGCAACAGCCAAGCGACCCGGAAGAAATCCGATCAGCAACGATCTTTGGAACATGGTCATCGACCTGCATCAAGCAGGGAAAGTCCCCAAGGAAATCATGGCGGCAACGGGCCTTGGATCGACGAAGGTCTACGAAGTCCTAAGAAGCGGAACACGCAAAGAACAATGGGCCGGAGGCTCTAGCAAGCCATCCGACCCCAACCAAGTCATCGAGGTTATCCCGACTACTCAGGGCCAGGATACCTCCGCGAAGCTGGGCGAGACCGGCAGTTAGGAGAAGACTCATCATGTCCCAAGCAACGGACCTCAATCTCAACCAAGTCGGCAAGTACAAAGCCGCCATCACCGTCAAGTCCCTTCCAGAACCGAAGGGCAAAGTTGGCTTCATCGAAATCGAGGGCCAGCAAAAGAAGATCAAATACTGGGTCAGCGGCTTATCCAAGCTCGCAACCCCTCTCACCGTAGGCGCATCGGCAGAAGCAGAGATCGAGTGCAAGGAAAGCGAATACAACGGCGACACCATCATCGAGGCTTGGCTAACGAGCTTCGGCGGCGCGTCCCAGGCTTTCCAGGGCAAGGGAGGCGGAGCAAGACCCTACACTCCCAAGAGCGAAGCGGAGATCCACAGTGCATCCATCGCGGGAATCGTCAAGAGCTGCTTGGAGCAAACAGACCTCAGTCGCTTCGACGAGTTGTTCGACAAGGCGCTCGATGCCTACTGCCGTGGTATCGAGCGCGTAGCGGGAAAAGCTGAGGCGGCTAAGGCAATGCCGCAACCCCAAGCCGACGCCGTAGATACCAACTGGCTGAGCCTAGATCGCTCGCTCACGAACGAAGAGGCCAGGGAGGGAAGCGAGTATTGGCGGTCCATCGGAGGATCGCCAGAGGCGTTCGCCGATATCAAGCATCTTGCTCCCGATATCCATCCCGCCAAGCTCTTCCTAGAGGCCAAGCGGCTTTGGCTCCAGGACCCGGTGGAAGTGATCCGGCTCGTGGTTCCAAGCTACGGCAGGATTCCTGGAAGCGGGGTAGCCGAGCCAGGCGATCACAGGAACGGCACTCGGGCGGAAATGGAGCCATCGGAATACCGGAAGCTCTTCTTTGAGTTTTGCGAATCCCGCAATTGGCCGCTTTTCGCCACCGCTCCCGATGCCTGCAAGACGGTGTACAGCCGGGTACTGGGAAGGCAGATCAAGAACGCCACCCAGCTCAAAGACGACGATTACCAAGCGCTCTATCACTGGGTTTGCCGAGTTGATTCCGGTGAAGAAGAGGAGCCCATGAGCTTCAAAGCACGTGCCAAGGAGGCCGAAACCAATGTCTAAGACTATCCGAAAGAAGAAGTGGGAGCGATCTAGCCGCCCACGTTGCGCCAAGACTCCGATGAGGATCGAGAGGCGACGAAAGAAGCCTGTACTGACTGCTGAGGAATATACGACGCGGGTGGAGTTGACCCGGAAGGCCGCGATCTATCTCACGATTCCGCATGAGCGCGAGGAACGTGAGGCCCGCAAGTCCATAGGCACTCATGCGGCATTGCGTCTGGCTCCTTTGCTTGCCGCGCTGATGGGCGGAATGGGCGGTGCTCGGAGGCGGCGGTGAACGAATCAACTCTAACCCCTTTGGAATCCCATAAGATCAGCGTTTTGCGGCGTGTCAAGCAGGTCGTCTTCGACGTGTCGCCCGACTTGCTTCTTGCATTCGAGGGCCTTGGCCTGATCGAAGATTTGGAGTGCGAAGCGGAAGGCCTAACGCTTATCGAGCCGATCATCCAGCGCAACCCCTATTCGTCGGTGGTCGGTGGCGTCGAGGTTCCGGTAATCGCCCAGATGCCGATGAGCCAATTCACGGGCGAGGTGAAAGAAGACACCCAACTCACGATGGACGTGGAAGAGCCTGCCGTCAAAGAGGAGTTTCCACCGCTTGGCATCAGCGTCGATGAGCCCGAGCCTCCCTGCAATCGCATGGACGAGCCCTGCATGATCTGCGGAAGCGAGATCTACGACATCGAATCGGAGGAGTTCGTCATTGGCTCCAAGTGTTGCTCAAGCCATTGCACCAAGCAGTGTAACCAGAGAGTCGAAGCCGCCAACCTGATCAATGAAAGCCTCGCGCCGAAGGCAGAGAGCGACGAGCCTAAACCAGCGAAGCTCTATTCCTGCCTTTCGTGCGGACAGCCGATCTGCAAGATGGACGAGAGGATTTGCCAGAGTTGCAAGCTGCAAGTGACTGAGCGAAGCGTCATGATCCCCAAACCTTCAGGACTGCAAGGCAAGAGCATCGACGAGTTGATCGACGGCCAGCCTTGCCTCAATGCCTGCTACGACCCGGCGAAGCTCGTGCAGCTGGCTCTCACGGTGGTTGACGATCCGCTATCGCTCACGGGAAGCTTCACCCAGAAGCTGCTAGGCATCGAGAAGGTATCCGGAACGTCGCAACCGATGATCTGGGCACGTTACCACGGCGAGAATCTCAGCAACCTAAGGCCCTTCGAGCGGAAGGATTACCTTCAAGCTTTGCTTGTTCGACGACAGGTCCACAACCGAGAAAGAGGAGCCGCGGCATGAGACGAATTACGCATCCCGCACTTGAAAGCAGCCGAGTCGCCACGGGTCCATGGAGATCGACGCCGATGGACGGCAACAACGGCCTTTTCCGCGTTGTCAGAGGCAACGAGATCGTCAGGATCATCGCTTCCGATGCGGTGGACACCGGCTGGGAGCATGCCTCTGTGTCGATAGAGAATGCTCAGAGGTGTCCGACCTGGGAAGAGATGTGCTTCGTCAAGGACCTCTTTTGGGACAAAGAGGAGACGGTGGTCCAATTCCACCCTCCCGAGTCGGAGTATGTGAATTACCATCCGTATTGCCTCCATCTGTGGCGATGTCCGCAGTTCTCGTATCCCTTGCCCGATTCCATATTGGTAGGGCCGAAAGGAGTGACAGCATGAACCGATTCACAACTGCCGAGCAAGTCGAAGCCTACTTTGCTGGGCTTCGCGAGGGCATCGAGATCGGCGCGACTCTTAACCCATCGGAGTATTGCCATGACGTGCACGACCGCAAACTGGCGGCACTCGCAAGGGCTGAGCGGTCCCGGGTCGATTCATTGGCGCTTTTGGAAAGGACGGAGGGAGCAGCGTGAGTCAGATGCTCTTACGCGACGAGTGGTACACACCCGATGAGACGTTCTCGGATCTCAGCGCAAGATATGGGCCGTTCGATTTAGATGTTGCGGCGTCTGCACTAAATGCGAAGTGCGCTCGATATATGACGGTTGAAGATAACGCTTTAACGAAGCCTTGGTTCGGTGTCGTCTGGTGCAATCCACCGTATAGGCGACTGATTGACTGGGTGAGAAAAGCACGGGCAGAGGTGGAGGACGGGAATGCCGAACGTGTTGTGATGCTGCTTCCATCGCACACAGCTACCGAGTGGTTTCACCTTGCGCTTGAATACGGTGCTGTTGAATTCCTAAAAGGGAAATTGAAGTTCGGAGGATCGAGGGGTGTTCCATTTACGGGGTCTGTGGTCGTTATCTTCGGGAGCCTGCAATGAGTTGGGCTCTTTCCATTGGGCTGCATGTCGACGGCGAAGGTTGGACTTCCGGACATCTGAGCGCAAGCCACGCCCATAAGCGCGCGCGAGCCAGGGCCAACAAGAAGCGCATTGCTTGGTACGTGATCGACGATGGCAACACGGTGACGCTTCACGTGATCGAGAACCGAAGCGTGATCACCGGCCACGGCACAAAGGCCGACCGTAGGGCAAGGAGCAAGAAGTTGGGCGAGGAACAGCAACTGACGTTCGGGGGGGGTGCTCTTTGATGAGTAACTCAGCTGGAGGCAACCGATGAGCGTTCATGCCATGGGTCGTGTCTGGAATATCGAGATGCCTCCGAACCACAAGTTCGTGTTACTGGCCCTTGCCGACCATGCCGACCACGACGGAATGAATATCTATCCCGGTATTGCGTCGATCGCCAAGAAGACCAACTACTCAGAGCGAGAGGTCTACCGGATCATCAAGACCCTGATCGATGAGGGGTTCCTCCAGGTCCAAGAGGCAAGACCTGGAAAGAAGACGATCTACCGATTGCCCCCTGTCAATCTGACACCCCTGACAAAACGTCAGCCCTGTCAATCTGACACCCCTGACAATCTGACACCCCTGACATCTGAGACACAGACCCCTGACAAATTGGCACCCCAACCCCTGACATCTGCGACATTCCCCCCTGCACCCCCCTATAAGGAAGAACCGTCCTTAGAACCATCCAGTAACCATCATGTTATGGCGGCAAAGACCGCCGATGAGTTGTTCGAGGAGTTTGCAGCGGAGTATCCCAAACGGCTCGGGGACTTGTGCAAGGCCAAAGCTCGCCGGGAACACCTTCGCAAAACCTTCGGTAAGCCTGCCCTAGCTTCCCAGGTGATCGATGGTGCAAGGCGATACCGCGAGTTCGTCACCGCCACCGGCGACGTCGGCACGCGGCTCGTTTGCCAAATGACAACATGGCTCAACCAGGAGCGTTGGACCGAGAGTTACGAGATCCCGGACCCGAATGCGCCCAATCAGGCGATTCCAAGCCATACGAAGCCACTGGCCGGGGTCGATTACGTGCTCCATTGCCCTGACGGCTCCGATGTCGCCAGGTACTACGAACCAGACCGATCCAGACCGTTCGACGCTATCGGATGGTTTGAGAAACGCAGGCTCCCGGTAGATCGAAGCTGGGAGAAGTATTGCGATCAGCAGGCGGAAGCGGCATGACTGGAAGCGACATTGCCCAGAGATTGGCCACACGGTTCGATTACAACCGGAACATTGTGCTTCCCAACTATGCGAATGGTTTGGTTGGATGGGAGGCGGACCTTGTGGTTGTCAGAGATTCGGGTTGGGCCGAAGAGATCGAGGTCAAGATTAGCCTTGCGGACTTCCGGGCTGAGTTCAAGAATAAAGGCCTAAAGCACAAGATTCTCCAGACAGGAAAGCCCAAGACTCTTTATAGGCCAATTGGGTCGAGAGCCTACTTTGTGAATCGTGGGCTACCGACCGATGCCCTCGACGAATGGGAGGAAGCACTCGCCTCCGATGAGACCGACAAGTTGTCCTATCGTGGGCAAGTGCATTCGCTTCGTGACTGGCGCAATTGCTCGCCTCACCACTGCAGGCGTTATTGGTTCGCCATGCCCCATGAGCTTGCCGAAAAGCTGAAATCTGAGATTCCTCCGTATGCGGGCCTGTTCTCAATCGAGCCATGCCAGTGGAATAACGGAAGGGTCCGCGAGATCATCAAGGCTCCGAACCTGAAGCAATCGCAGAAGGTGGAGCCCGGCACAGTCAGCCACATTTTGAAGTGCGCTTACTACCGCATGTGGGAGTTCGAGAAGGGCTACCGAAAGCCGAAGGTGGCGGCATGAGCGCAGTTCTCGTTCTCCCATTTTCCAAACCCAAGGAGTCAGCAAGGATGCAGCAAACAGCGATCGACCAAGACGTCTGGAGAGCGAAGCGAATCGTAAAAGCCTATTTCGACTACATCCGGCCTCACGTTGGCAGGATAGGCCCAAGCCGCATGGACCGCCAGGATCGCGAGCGATCATCCCCTAAGTACGAAGCATTCGTGAGGGTGATTCGTTCGCTGCCATATCCGTATTACGAGGAGTCATTGCGAGCCGCCGCAGAGTCCTTCGGCGACGAGATTCCCGGCTTCGACGCTTGGCCAATTCAGGTGAAGGACTTCTGCGATCTGCTGGACATCGAGCTCGAAGATGATCCATTCGATCCAACCCCGGACGTTCCGTCGAAGATGCTGAGCCAGGCCTGCATCAGCCTCGCAATGGCGGCGTACATGATCGGGTTTCACCGAACGACGGTCATGAGATGGGCTGAGAAAGAGATGGTCGTCGCTCGTAGGGATTGGCAGGGTTGCATTTGGATTCAGATCGACTCGCTGCTCAAGATGGCGGATCGAAAGGCGAGACACGCTCAGGCAAAGGCGGCAAGAAGACGAGTGGCCGCCAAGGTAAGAACGAAATGACTATTTTTGGGAACTTAACACTAGGCGAGTTGATCGACGCGCTGAAAGGAACAATCGAAATGGAAAGGCCAGACAAGTGCGTCCACTTCGACTTTATGGGCTATTGCCCTACGACGCTAGGCAGTTACCGTGGCTATTACGATCACTGCGACATAGACCACGGCCCGTATGATTTCCCCGGGAGACCAGTTGCGGAATTCGTCGATTATCTGGAAGGCATGATCGGCAAAGACGTTCAGTCCTGGAAATCTGGAAGTTACACGGTCCACAGAGATAGGCCAATTTGGGTATCGACTTCGGGTGAATGTTTCGGCACTGGGATCGTTGGTGTCAAGGACTTGGGATACATGGTTGTCATCGAGACGGCCTACCTGGAGACATAGTGAGTCAACGATGAGAGATGAGCGTTATCCGTACTGGGGTGTGTGCGACGTCGAAAGCTGCGACAACGAGAACTGCAACGGTGGTGGATGCTGGCGCGAAACGGGCTATTGGCGAGTTTGCGCTACTCACTCGGCGGCATGGCGACGAGGGGAGCCACAGCCTGCAATGAAACGCGAGGCCATTGAGAGAGAAGCGACACGCAACAAGAAGACAGGGGAATTACCACTACCATCCGATACCGCACTTGCTGATGCGCTAAATGCAATCAAGACTCAGGCCGTGGAGATCGGGCGATTGAAGGGGAAATCAAATTCTGAAAAAATGTAGAAATCCTTTGCATTTTAAACAGACAGTGGTATAGTGATTTTGCACAGGCGGCGGCCTTGACCCTGCCTGAAGCATCCAACCGAAGCCCATGGCGCCTCCTTCGCCGTGGGCTTTTCCATTGACGATAGGTTCATTTTCACGAATTGGCGCGGTGTTGTGTTGGCCCGGGGAGATCCTGGTGCCGGGGTAGTCGAGCCATTTGGCCCAAGAGCGTAGAAGTGATGAGCTGCGCCACCTGCATGAATCAGTAGCCGCGTCAATGCCAACCGAGTTAGCCGCCATTCCGGTCCCGCCACGCACATCCAATCTTGGACGGACGAACGGAAAAACATGCGGCAACATTGTAGGGAAATCGACCACTAGGAAGTCCGTAACGGCTCCCCTGAAAGAGTCTAACCGTGGCCCGAGCCTTTGGCGATTCGATGATTCGAAGCATCGGCGGATGGCATACGTACCACCTCCGTTCCCTTACACTTTGGCGGAGAGCGAGGCTCTGCTTCGACGAGCAACCTTGCCATGACCCGCCATACATCTTGGAAGAAACTCGAAGGCCACCTACCTGTCCGTGGATGCGTGCCACATCCCGCTAGTCCAAACGGGCAAACATCTTAGCCAACGAGCTAGGGAAGTCGCATAAGAAACCTCTCAACCCGGTAGTCAGACACCTGCCGGGTTCTTTTTACGCCATGAAGTTCATCAAACGGCTGAATCGTAAGAAGCGAGCGCAAGCCAAGTGGATGGAGTTGTCGATTGCCTACCAAATGGATTGCCGTCAGTACGACCCGTGTGTCTTCATCGGCGGGTTATTAGGTTCGGTCTACGCAGCGTATGCCTTCGGCGTCGACAAGATCGCGTCGAACAAGGGGCCGAAAGGCCATCACCATCTCACCCGAGCAATTCGGTTCATCGAACGGTGCAAAGCCATCGGGATCGACCCAACGAACTAACGCCATGCCGAACAAAGAATTACCATACGAAACGCTTCCGATCGAGCCTCAGGACATTCCAGTTCTGACTGGCAAGATGAAGGACTGCAAGTACCTACTCGGCGCTAAAGCCCCCTTCTTGGGAGTGCAGCTCGCCGACGTGAAGGAGATCGATTGCTCTGGTTACACGAGGCTTATCGTGAGCAAGGCATGCGGCGAGGTTATTCCGGACGGCTCGGCAAAGCAGCTCGAGTGGCTGATCGAAAACCACTTTAAGGAATCCACGGTAGAGGCCGGGAAGCTCAAGGACGGCATCCTGCGGATGTTCGTGCTTCCCCAGCAGCCAGGCAAAGGCGTTGGGCGCCATGTGGGCTTCATCTTGAATGGACGAACCTACGAGTCGTACGGCGGCCATGGCCCAGGCTCCAGGCCTTGGTCTGGAAAAGGTTACCAACGCAAGTGCCGCGTTTTTGTTTTGAGTTTCCCCTAGATCCTCGTTTTGCACCAAGGGTGCCACATGAAACAATGCTCAGCCTCTTTGCTCAACTCGTCATCCCAGACTCTGAGGTCATTTGGGCTCTCAGGCTCATCATCGGCTACATCATTGCCGCCGTCATGTGGGGAGTGCGAGTCGAGATGAGACTAGCCGCCCTTGCTCGCGAGGATCGCGCCCAAGCCGAGTCCACGGCCCGGAACGAGGCAATCATGAAAGAAGCGATCACTAAGTTCCAGGCCACGCATGAAGCCGTTATTCGTGTCGAGGAAGGCATCAAGCAGATTCAGCAGGCGGTAGGTCGCAAGTGAATCTAAACACCGCTTTGATCGGAGCCGCTACCGGCTTCGCAACCGCATTCGTGATCGACCTGCAAAAGTGGTCGAAGTCACGCCGCAAATTCAATTGGTCGCTGGCATCCCGTAGGTGGATCGCTGGCACCGCAACCGGGCTACTCGCCGCTCTGGGCGTCAGCCAATCAGGAGTTCAACTATGAAACGATTCCTCTTACTGCTTTCCCTTCTCGCCATGACGTGCATTTCAAGTGCCCAGGAGATCCGCGAATGGAGCCTTGCCGCTGTATGGGACTTCCGCACGCACACTAGTTCGGCAGTGGTCCTGCGAAACATCGGAACCATCGAGCGTCCTTTAGGCCTCAAATTCTCCCTAGAGGTAGATGGCTTTGCAGGTGCAGACCTACAGTCCAACATAACAGGCGGTATAGCCATCGGTAAGACGTTCCCAGTAGCAAGGAACGCAGACTTCAAGTTTGGCATCGCAATCTCTGCGACCCAGAACAAGCCAACCGGCGCCGGGCTCTTGCTTGGCCTGACATATCGGTTCTGATGGACGCCGCGACCTGGATCGGCATTGCAGTTGTGATGTCGATCCTGATCTTCGAGATGATCCGCTCCAAGAAGATGGATGAGCGCATGCGAGCCGAAGAGGCTAAGGGTAGGTTTATGAGCCAACGAGAACGACTAATCGCCAAAGCAAAAGCCAACTGGGACAAGGTGCAGCCGCATGATGCCGAGACCGGCCTCATCGTATCAGCCGAATACGCGATCGACAATCCCCGCAAGGTCACCTGGGAGCCGAACATAGATCCGGCCAAGATCGAGAAGTTCGAGGACGAGTACGTCACGAACGTCGTCAAGCTGGCTAGGCGTTTCCGTGATTCCGGATGGCGTCAGGTGGAAGGATTCGAACTGACCGTCTTTGCGGTGAATGGCGGATGCGCGGGCGGTTAGCCTGTGGCAAAGGAGATCGACCCTAACACCAAGGCCCGCGGAATCGCGCTGCTTCTTTCCGGTTCCTCGATCGGCGCGGTAGCCAAAGAACTAAGGCTATCCAAGGCCACGGTTCAACGCTGGCACGACAAGCTCAAGGAAGACGGCTCGCAAAACCGTATGCATACGGCTGAGCCTGCAAAACAGGTTCAAATAGAAGACCGTATGCCAAATCGTATGCATACGGAGCATACGGTTGTACATACGTTAAAAGAGTCGCGTGAGAGGCTCCTCGATAAGCTCATCGACGGGCAGCTGCGCTCCCTGATCGTTCAACAAGAGCACCACATGGACAAGAAGTGGCTCAGCAAGCAAACGGCAGGCGATCTAGCGATCCTCTACGGTGTCGGCATGGACAAAGCGGTTCGCCTGTTTGAAGCGATCGAGAAGGCCAAGGCGTTGCGCAAGGGCCAGATCCAGCAGCCGCAGATGGACATCTGATGGGACATTCCTATCGCCAGGCGGAGTGGCCGGTCCTGAGCGCGTTCGCAGATTTAGAGTCCGTCGACACTGTTTCGTTCCTGGAGCCCGAAGAGGGACTCGCTACCGCCCATCTCATAGCCGACAAGATCGGCCCCCACAAAGACGAGTGGCTGAGATGCGCAAGAGACACCGCCTACTGGATCGATACTTACGTTTGGACGTACAACCCGAAGCTGCTCTCCGGCGATCGATGGATCCGCTTCAAGCTCTTCCCGAAGCAAAGGGAATGCGTCGGGTGGATACGCGATCGGCAGTTAGCCAAAGAAGACGGCATCATCGAGAAGTCACGAGAGGTTGGCATGACGTGGCTCGTCATTGCCGTGCTCGTGCATGATTGGCTCTTTGAAGATGGCTTCAAGGGCGCGGTCGGTTCGCGCAAAGAGGACTTGGTCGACCGGCTAGGAGATCCCGACTGCATTTTAGAGAAGGGTCGAATGATCCTTCGCAAGCTCCCTGAGTGGATGCTCCCTGCGGGCTTCGACGAGAAGAAGCACTGCGGGCACATGAAGTTCATCAATCCCGCCAATGGCTCGGCCATCACGGGAGAGGCTGGCGACAATATCGGCCGTGGTGGACGCAATGGCCTCTACATCTTGGATGAGGCGGCTTTCATCGAGCGTCCCGAGCGAGTGGACGCGGCTCTATCCGAGAACTGCGACGTAAAGATCAAGCTCTCGACTCCCAATGGCCAGGGCAACACGTTTGCCGTACAGCGTCATAGCGGAGCCTTTCCTGTCTTCACATTCCACTGGCGTGACGATCCGAGAAAAGACGACGCTTGGTATGAGGATCGCTGCTCGCGCTTGGATCCGGTAATCGTCGCTCAAGAGATAGACATCGATTACACGGCCTCCGTGGATGGCATCTGCATCCCGGCCAAGTATGTGAGGGCGGCGATCGATCTGGATCTGCCCAGAAGCGAGCGAATCGTTGCCGGTGGGGACGTGGCGGCAGGCGGCAAGAACAAGAGCACTTTCGTCGCAAGGGCTGGGCCGGTGGTGCTGCAGGTCAAACAATGGCCGGAAGCCAATACGACCATCACCGCTCACAACTTCGCCCAGGCATGCCGGGATTGCGGAGCCGCGATCTTCTGCTACGACGCGATCGGAGTCGGCTCAGGCGTTCGCTCGACGTTCGAGTTGATGGATGCCTTGCCGTTCCAACCGGTGGCGATCCTCTCTGGAGAGTCTCCAACCCAAACCAAGTGGCCGGATGGCAGGACGTCGCAAGAGCGTTTCTTGAATCTCAGGGCCGAGCTTTGGTGGCTTGCCCGAACCCGGTTCGAGAAGACCTACGAATACTCGCTTTGGCTCAGCGGCAAAGACGGCGGGCATGAACATCCGCTGGATGAGCTGATCAGCATTCCTCGAGGAGAGACGGAATTGATCACTCAGCTCTCCTTGCCACTTGCTCTCACTACTCAGACGGGGAAGATCAAGATCGAATCTAAGCAGGACATGGCAAAGCGGGGCATCAAGTCTCCAGACCTTGCCGACGCGTTCGTATACAGCCTTTTCGCTCCGAAGATTCAACGCTGGGCGATCCTTTAACAAAGATGGCAAACCTAACAACCAGAATCGCCGCAGCCATCAAAGGGTTTCGGTTTTACGCTTCTTCGCTAGCGGGCACATACGGCTGGACGAGTTGGCTTTTCAAGAACGGAAGAATCGATTACCGTCGCGAGGCTGGGCGCATTTACGACAACAGCGTCGTGCTCCCTGCGCACGGGTTCTTTTGGAGAAACGCTCTCTACCCTAGACTGATCGTCGACACAAAGACGAAGAACGAATCTGGCGCCACGACCTATGTTGAAGTCGAAGGCCACTCTTTCCTAGAGGCTGTCGAGAATGGGCCTTTCTACGACCATACGGTTCTCTGGTACGGAACGCTGATCAGCTGGCTCGTCGACGGTAATGCCTATTGGTACAAGGTGAGATCGGGTGCCGGCATCGTCGTCGGGTACTTGTACATCCCGCACACGCAGATTTGGCCCAAGGCGGACCTCAATAATCCGGACGGCTCTAAGCTTATCACGTACTACGAATACCAACCGGTCGGCGGCTCGCCCGTTCCGATCGACCCTAAGGATATCGTCCATTTCCGCCACGGCATCGACCCGGAAAACCAGATGCGTGGGCTATCGCCGCTCATGGCGGCTCTTCGCGAGATCGTTGGCGATAACGAGGCGGGAGTGTTGGGGACGGCGCTGATGATGAACGCGGGCCTTAGCGCCATCGTATTCAGCCCGAAAGAGGGAAGCACGACCGTTGCCCCGAACGACGTAGCTGAAGTCAAAAAGCGATGGCGCGAGAACACGACCGGCGAAACGGCCGGAACGCCGAGCTTTCTACCATTCCCTGTCGATGCAATCAATGTCGGCTACAAGCCTGCCGATTTGGTTCTCGACAAGAACCGGGCACTCTTCGTGTCCCGCATCTGTGCGGGAATCGGATTCGATCCCATGATCCTCGGATTGCCATCCGAGCAAAAGACATATTCGAATTACGAAGAGGCGAACGAGGCGGCGTTTAAGAATACGATCCTGCCAACAATCAACATTTTCGCCATACAGTTAACTCACCAGACGCTACGACCCGATTTTGGGGCGGATGCAAAGACGAAGGTTGGTTGGGATCTGGCCGGAGTCCCGGCGCTCGAAGAAGACGAAACAGAAAAAGCCGAGCGCGTCAACGGCCTATGGGAAAGTGGGCTGATCAAGAGGTCGGACGGTCGGCGCATGCTCGGACTGAAAGTGGATCCCAAGGCAGACGACGTGTACAAGACCGATCTCGCCGTTGGCGGCGCCGATCAGTCGGCCAAGATTGCGGATACAAACAAGACCAAGAACTCCATCAAGCAGCGCATGAGAGATGCACGGGCGATTCATGAGGCGATTCAAGAGGAGATCTCGGATTGACCGGCCCGCAAGCAAAGGCGGTTCGCGAGCAGTACCGCGACAAGCGTCCGACACAAGCCGATTACGATTCAATGGTTCGGCGGCGGCGCCGAGAGATTCGCCATATCACCGAGCAACTAGCGGCAGGCGACATAAACCCGGATCAATGGGCGGATCGATTCGACTCCGTTCTGATGGTTGGCCATTCACGGGCTTGGCATCTTGGACGAAAGCTCGCGGGTGATCTTCGCGACTTCAATGAAGACGACCGACTTGCAGGTCTTGCCGCCAAGGATGCCGACGCGGAATATCTGCGGAACTTTCTGGATGCCATCAAGAGTGGAGACGCTCGGTACATCGACGATCAGGGCAGATTAAGACCTGACGCGGTAATGAACCGGGCCAACCTCTACATTGGCAAAATGAGGGGCACGTCGGCAGAGGCCTTTGTTGCGGCATGCGACGACGCCGAGCAATTCGACTGGGTGCTTGGCGCGAATGAGCACCACTGCGAAGATTGCCCGAGAATCGCCAGATTGTCTCCATTCGACAAGTCGACTCTTTGGACTTACCCAGGAAAGGGCGATACCGAATGCTTGGGTCGATGCCTTTGCCATGTTCGGCGACGCAGCGATCGACTATCGGCATTCAAGCCAGAAGGCTCGATATCATCAAGGCCATCGGGCGGTAATCAGATTGCACCAGTCAGCGACGCGATCGACAATAACACGCCGTATCCTCTGAGCCTAGCGGTCAATGATGCAGTCGCCGCTATCGACTCAGTTCATACAGATGGGTCATTACCGACCGTCTTCGTTCAAGGGATCATCAATCACCCTGATCTCGGCGGATATCTGGATACCGCCAACCTTGAGATTGCGATTAATCACTTCGCATCCACACCAAGGGGCACGATGGTTCACGAACTGGGTCACCTAATCGACCTCTATGGGTTTGGGACGCCTAAGAAGTTCTCGTCGGCAAAGGGCAGGGCGTTGAAGCCTTGGCGCGATGCCGTCAAGAAGAGCAAGAGCCTGAAGCACATCGACGCGATTGCCAAAGGTAAAGCGTTCGAGTTCAATGGCGAGACGGTCACGCCAGACGAAGGATTGATCGAGCATGCCAAGTACCTCCAGACGTGGCACGAACTTTGGGCGCGGTCTTACTTCCAGTTTGTAGCTAAGCGAGCGAATCAGGCGGAACTGAGCGCGGAATTGGCTAAACTGTTAAAGGACGACTATCAAAAGTTGTTCTTAGCTCAATTCGACGACGATGACTTCGAGAGCATTGAAAAGGCGATCGAGAACCTATTCGTAGACCTGGGTTGGATTACCAATGACGGAGCAAACCCGAAAGTTAGTTGAAGAGGCGATGAAGAAGGCGCCGCAACCCGACTTGCGTCGACGCACTGGCGTCAACGAGAGTCGACCCATGACAGATTCAGAAATCGAAGAACTCGGGGGGAACGTCCCCGCAATCCCTGACGACGATTAGTAATCGCAATAACCAAAGCAATCCGAAAGCTCTGCAAACGCAGGGCTTTTTTGTTGCCTGCCTCTCCTAGCAAACCAATGAACATCTTCCATAAGGCAATCGCTGCGGGCGGAACGCTCGACGGCAATACCATTGTCGGTGCTGGCGCCGTCATGGGCAACGTCGATCGTTACAACGACGTCATCTTTCCAGGCGCGTTCAAGTCTGCAATCAAAGGCTTCTTGGCTGATGGCTTTATGCCTGTTGGCCATGATTGGAGCGGTCTGCCGGTTGCTATGCCGTCCAAGGCATACGAGAAGGGCAACGAGCTGATCGTCGAAGCCGAGTTCCATTCGACGGAAGACGCTCAAGAAGCTAAGACTGTCGTTTCAGAGCGGCTCGCCAAAGGGCTATCGATCGGGCTGTCCATTGGCTTTAGTTGCGCCAGAGAAGGGGTCGCAATCTTTGAAGAGGGCGCGGCATTGCTCGAGTTCGCATCGAAGGCCGGATACGACCTGGGCCTCTTCGATTCCGCTGCGATCAAGAAGTCCAAATGGGTTCGCGCCATCACAAAGGTTGGCGAACTCTTCGAAGTGTCGATCGTGACCGTTCCTGCCAATCCAAAGGCAACGGCATCGGCGCTCAAATCCCTAAACGCTTTCAATGGCGGCGAGGAGGTTCCTGATGGCCTCACCTTCGCCAAACACTCCGATGCAGTTCTTGGTGCTGTCAGGGAGTTCGTCAATCGCGCAACGGAAATCAAAGCCATGCGCGACGAGAAAGGCGCATCGATCGATCCATCCAGGGTCGACGAGATCCGCCAACTGCAAGGTCTTCTTGAGAGCTTGCTTGAATCTCCGAAATCGGCGATCGACGTCGAATCGGAACTAAAGCGAATTCAAAGAGATGCCCTGCTTATCGAAAACGAGCTTATCGGCTCAATCTAGGAGAAACCAAAAGTGAAAGAACTTCTAATTAAGCATCAAGCAGATTTCAAGGCCAAGACAGAGGCGCGTGACGCGCTGATTGCCAAGGGCTCTGAAATGACGGGCGATGACATCACCAAAGCGACCGAGATCAATAACGAGCTCCGTGGCATCGTCGATCAGATCAACCAGATCAAGAAGCTCAGCGGCGACACGAGCGAACTGAATGCCTTCCTCAAGGACCCGGCATTGTCGCTCGATCTTGGCACCAAGAGTATCGATGGAAAGAGCGGCGGCGTTCAGGTCCTGGGATCTCAGCCCGCTGGAACGACTCATATCGAATCCACCAAGAACGGATTCGAAGTGCTCCAAGAAGGGCAAGGGCTCTTCAGCGAGAAGCAGCGAAAGGCACTCGCCGATCCTGCCTACCTCAAGGCGTTCAACCTGTACGTGCGAAAGCGCGGCGACATGGACGGGCTGGATTCGATCGAGCGCAAGACGCTCTCGGAAGGCATCGACGATGCGGGCGGTTTCTTCGTTCCGACCGAGATGCTTAACCGGCTGATCGAAAAGTCGCCGACTCCAACCCGCGTGAACGGACGAGTCAGCAACTTCAACACTGGAAAGAACAGCCTGACGATGCCGAGAGTGGTCTATTCGACCGACGATCTGTACTCGACTGGCATCCGTGCAACGTTGACGGGCGAAGTGCCTTCTTCTTCGACCGTTCACCGCGTCACCGATCCGGTATTCGGTCAGACCCGAATCGAGATTGGCACTTGGATGCTGTCCATGCCTCTCACGAACGATCTGATCGAGGATGCCGACTTCCCGCTTTTGCAGTGGGCGTCTGGCAAGTTCAGCGAGACGATCGCGCTGTTGAAGGACAACCAAATCCTCAATGGCACCGGCGTTGGAACGAACCCTTGGGGCATCTTCCGATCTCCAGGCGGTACGGACGAGCCTGCCGTCGTTCTATCGAGCACTTCCAACACGATCGACGCGAATCAGCTTCGCGGTTTGCCATTCGATCTTCCGGAGCAGTATCTCAACGAGAATGCTTGTTGGGTTGGCAACCGTGCGAGCTTCGGCAAGACCATTGCTCAGATGAGAGCAGGCGGATCGACGACCACTGACGGGCCGTTCCTCTTCGTGGATGGCCAGGTATTCCCCGGTCTGATCGGACGCACTCCGGACACACTTTGCGGATACCCGGTTTGCTGGTCGGCATTCTGCGCGAACATCGGCGATGGCGCTTATCCGGCAGTCTTCGGCGATCTCTCCGGTTACTTCTTGGTCAACCGAATCGGCATGTCCGTTCAGATGATCCGAGAGAAGTACGCCGAGGAGAACTACCAAGTCATGCTTGGCCGGCTCCGATTCGGTGGAAAGGTTGCCGAGCCCTTCAAGATGAAGATCGTCAAGTCGGACAACGCCTAAGCCTAGGCACTCAATCCAAATAGGAGAAAGAAAGAAAGTGCAAACACTTGCTAAAAACTGCGAACCCCGACTGATCACGATCGACGGGACCAACTACATTCTGGCTGCCGGCACGACAGACGTCAACTCAGGCCCAATCGATACCATGGGGTACGGCGGGGTCCTGATCTTGATGCACTGCGGAACGATGGCCGCGAGTAGCTCGGTGGACGCCAAACTGCAGCAGTCTTCGGACAATGGCAGCGCGGACGACTATTCCGACATTCTCGGGTCGGCTCTGACTCAGGTCGGAGCTACCGACGATGACAAGCTCCTCGCTTGGGACGTCCGAGCCGCCAAGAAGCGATATCTACGCGTCGCGACGACCCGAGGCGATGGTGGCAACGCGACAATCAACTCTCTCGTTGCTATCCTGTACAACCCCGCACAAGGGGCTCCGACTGTTGGAGCGACTGTGAAGGCCCTTGAGGTCTTCTCCGAGCCAGCAGAAGGCACAGCCTAGCCTCCCAATAGAAAGCCCCCAGTCATCCAAGGCTGGGGGCAGGAGCAATCATGGAATTCAAAGCAACCCACATTGAGAATGGGCGATATCGAATCCGGTATGCGGATGGTCGCGAAGAATGGCTCACGCCGGAAGAATTTAATGCCCTGCGATCAGGAGCGACCAAGGCCGTCCAATCGCCTGAAGAAAACAAAGCGGTTCAGAGCCCACCTGAGAACAAACAATCCCGCCGCCGCAACGCGAAGTAACAAGTCATGCCATCGCCAACCTATCTAGACCTGAAAGCCTTTATCAAGGGAAGGGGCATTCAGGTTTGCAACAGCCTCACGACGATCGACTATCGGGCGGCGATCGAAGGCGCAGAAGAGGCATTCGAGGACCTAACTGGATGGAAGCCTTTCCTGATCGGCACTTCGGAGACGAAGACGTTCGATCAGATGACGGGCGATCCTGTTTGGTTTCCTGTCGGCATCCAAACGGTAACGGCGATCACGATCAACGAGAATTCGATCAGTGTTGATTCGGTCAACCTTCGACGAAGGCAATACGATCAAGCGTATAGCGGCATCGACTTTGGCCAAGCATTCACCAAGCCTGTCTCGATTGCCATCACGGGCACGTTCGGCATCATTGCAGCCTATTCAGCGTCCCAGAAGAGAGCGATTCTTGCCAAGGCCGCTTATGACCTATACCCGGCATTGACAGGGCTGGAAGGCGCTGTGGTCAAAGAGAAACAGGGGCCGGTTGAGTTCGAATATACACAGCCTGATGCCGCCGATGCTATCTACAGCGGTCAGCGCGGCGTCTTGCTTTTGAACTTCCACGAAACGGCTTGGATTAACCGGCGAATCGATATCTAATGGCACTGCGAAGACGACCTCATACCGTGACCTATATCCCGGTCACTGCTTCCTACACGGGCGGGCGCGTGGATGTCCCAGAAGAGGGAACGGCTCGCGCCATCATGTGCCAGATAACGCCACTCACCGCCGAGCAAGTGGTCAGAACCTTCGGCGGCGATATCGACCTGCATCGACCGCAATTGCTCCTATGTAACAAGGCGGACGGCGAGACGGCCAAGGTTGGGGATCGTATCGTTTGGCAGTCACAGAACTACTACATCATGGCGCCGCCAATGGTATGGCAGGCCGGCCAGACAACCGACTGCGTTCAGATACTGATTGACCGGGAGCACGAATGAGCCAACTCACCCAGGCCGCGGCGCTCCTTGATTCCCTGAAGCAGAACTGTATCGATGCTTGGGGGCTGTTTAACAAGACGGTCGAGTTCGACTTGGTTCGGATTCCACAAACCGCAACGTCCTACGTCGTGATCGACCTTCTCGCGGTCGGCATGGACTTTCAAGGCGCGACGAGCGTCGAGCAGACCTACAATTTCAGGATCACCGCAAGGTTTCCATTCCCTGCCAGCGGCAATATCCTACTCGCCAAGATCACGAACGCCAACCTATTGATCGCGGAGATCATCACGGCATCGAAGTACGCCAGCATCGCCTATCAACCGATCATCCGCGAAGTGGCATTTGAAGAAGAGGACCGGCCGCAAGCCAAGTCTTACGAGTTCTCGGTTCTGTTTGAGTGCAAGGTAAGCGAGTCTCACCACTAATGGCACGGCAATTCACCAAGGGCATCGACTTGGCGGCGCATCAACTCAAGCGGCTGCAGACGATGAAGGCAACCGTCGCAGAGTCCATCAGGCTGATGCGAAAGCTAGGCGAGCAGGACTCCAAAGAGCTTAGCTCCGGCACTCTCACCAAGAGCCAGACCCGTGGAGCGTTCGCTCGCGGCAGGACGCCACAGCAAAGCACTCCGGCAGGACGCTTGCGAGGCAAGAAGCCAGGAGTTAGGTTACTACCGATCAACGTCCAAAGCGGCAGGCTCAGACGGTCTATGACGAGCCGATCCAGAGGACAAAACAGTTTCGAAACGCTATCGCGAACCGTGCCCTATGCAAGGTTCATTCTCTCAGAAAGCGGTACTCGCAAAATGGTCGCTCGCGGCATGAAGCAGGAAGCGATTCGACGACTCAAGGCCAGACAGATGGCCCACGTTCAGCACTTCGTAAGAAAGACAAAGGCAATCTAAATGAGCACAAGACTTGACGCACTCGACGTTTCCGTTTTCCAGTTGGGCGGGACCTCCTTCCTTGGCGATACCAAGTCGTGGGATCTAGGGGTTCAGATCGACGACGATGATTGCCGAGTCGCAAACGATCGGTATCACGCATCTATCCCGGTCAAGAAGTCCTTTGAGTTCTCGATCGAGAGGATCCCCCACGTTTCCACCGTCTGCCAATCAGGGTTGAATATCTCAGCTTACACGGTCGGAGGCAACAGCTTCTTGTCTCAGCTTGAATCGGGGACGATGACGATCACGACCGATACCGCTGACGGCGCTGGCATCGCGGATATCTGGAAGTGGCCTAACTCGGTCGGCACCGATGTCGAGATCCAGTGCAACCACTTCGTGACATCCAATGCCGCGCTCTTCCAGCTTGCGACGGCGAACAATATCTCAGACATCCAGGTCGACGTTGTGATCACGATTCCAGACGTCGGCGAAGTCACCCTGCCGATGACGATGACTGCCGCCAACCACAAGATCGAGGCCGGGCAACTGCAGATGCAGAACGTCACCTTCAAACTAAGGGGCGAGCCTACTTCGGTCGACGGAGACGCCGTACTTCTTGAGATCCTCACCGGCGATGCCTATTTGTCTTGGAATATCACCACGGACGGCGGAATCTACTCGGGCAACGCCATCGTCACCCAAACAGTCCTAACCTTCAACAATGGCGCACTCCTTGGAATGACTCACCAACTGGCCAACCAAGGGGCACCGTCCTACACCGCGCAGTAAGGAGCAATCATGTCGGGATTTTCAACCACCAAGTCAAAACCCAATCCTAAGATGGATGGGCAGCCGGAAGTTAAGAAGGAAACAAAGAAGGAGAAGCCTAGCGAGTAGCTAGTGGGTTGTCTTGCCTAGCCGGTAGATCATCGAAGTTGATTGTGCCGCAAGCGCAAAGAGACAACCCATTCCAAACATCGAGACGGCGATTCCTAGATGGACATTCGCATATCGGATCGCTCCAGCATGGGAAACAGCATCGTCGTAGGCTCCAGTAGTTTGCATAGCAATCTCGGTGGGCGATGATGGCGAGCCGGTGAAGATATTCTTCATCCAGATAGATATCGTCAAAATTGCGATACCCCACATGAGGATTGCAGAGACCATCAAAGCAATTCGCAGGTATCCGAGGATCTTCTTTCCGGGCTCATGAAAGGCCCCTTCGAGTGGAGCATTTCCAGAAAGTATCTGACGTGCAAAAACAGTTGGGTCTGTTGTGGCCAGGAATGCAGCCCTTGCCGCATTGTCTTCGACCATATGAATTCTGATCGTAGAATTGACGCCATCAAGAACGGCATCGACCTGAGATTGCCACTGCGAATAGTCCACGGTCGAAGTTTAGCAACTTCATAACCAAAAGTGATCTGAATAGGTTACCGAGAGTCACTGCTTGACAATCTGGAACCGCAAAACTCTCACCGCGAGAATATCCGCGGCATCCTGACTACTCAAAGCCCCAAGGAGTAGCCTTGGCAATCGTCTGTCCACCTTCGGTCTTGATGTAGACGATGGCTTTGTCGTGAAGCCTAGTTCTTGCCATTCCTGCAAGTTCTCTGGCCTGAACCTGAGTCATATTCATGGCCAATGACGAAGGCAAATAGACCCGCATCGTGTAAGGCGCTGATGGATCAAGCGGGTCGACCGACGCGCCTTTGTCTATGAATATCCGGGCGACATCGTTGAATCGCTGAGCATAGCCAGTATCTGTTGACGGCTTCGGCGTCGATGGTTCGACTCTTTGCGGAGGGGCCACTGCAACGGTCGGAGTTTCCGGCATCGGCGGGTTCTGAATACATCCAATTAGGGCCACGAAAATAGCGGCAAGAGTGATCCACTTCATTGCCGCATTGTAACGCAAACCAATATGAGCATCATTGATAAAGTCCTAGAACGGTATAAGCCGAAGGCAGAAACCTACACAGTCAAGTTGCCAGGTGGCGAGGAATTCGAGTTCCGCCACTTCCGAGACGCCGACGACTTCGAGGCGTTCACTGATCGCGCCCGCGAGTACGTCGCAATGATCACGCCGGATGCGAGCGGCAAGAAGACGACTGTCCACCCGAGCATGAAGGCTGTTCTGCCAAAGAACCCGAAGACAATCATCTCGGCGATCATGATCCACTGGCTTGCAGTTGGGCCAAAGATCACTGAGATTGAGGCATTCAAATTGGCTCAGATTCACGCCGTCTTCGTCACCATCGTCAACGCCATCGAAGCAGAGCGACAGAAGTTCGAAGCTGCCGAGATTGAAGAGGCGGTTGAAGAGGCAAAAAAAGGCTTGCGGTCGACGGCAACCGGCGAAACCTCCTAACAGTTTGCCGAGACGCCTACGGGTGCCATATCGACGACCTAAAACCAGAGCAGCGACCAAGGCTGTTCGAACTGTACGCATTACGAATTCTGGAATCCGAACATGGCAACGGTTGAAGAGATCATCACAAGGTATTCGGTCGATGACCGATATACGGCAAAGGTCGTCGCTGCCACTCAGAAGACGAGAGCGTTCGGCAGTGCCGTCGATCAGGTTCATCGAAAGACAAGCAAGACGACGGGCGGTTCGCCATTCAGTGGTTTGAAAGATGGCGCTGATGACCTTATCGGCGCATTCGGTGAAGCATCCAACTACGTCGGCATGATCCTCGCGCCAATCAAAGCGGTAGGCCAAGCGATTCTAGTGACGGCTGGCGCGGCGGCGGCAGGAACCATCGCATTCGCGGGATTTGCAAAGTCTGCACTCGATGCCTACAGTGAACTCGATTCGCTAATGAAGGGGCTGACGGCAGTCGCCGGATCGCAAGAAGAGGCGGCAAAGCAATTCCAGAAGGTCCGAGAGATTGCGAAGCTGCCAGGGCTTGGCGTTTTCGAGGCTGGCCAAGGGTTGATTAACCTCCAGGCAGCAGGACTCTCAGCGAAGACCGCGGCAGATGCCTTGATGGGATTCGGAAATGCGCTAGCGACCGTAGGCAAGGGCAAGACCGAACTCGACGGCGTAGTGATTGCACTCAGCCAGATCGCTGCAAAGGGCGTCGTATCAGCTGAAGAGATCAACCAGATCGCAGAGCGGTTGCCGCAGATCAGGCCACTGATGCAAGCGGCGTTCGGAACGGCAAACACCGAAACGCTTCAAAAGATGGGGCTGACTTCCACCGAGTTCATCACAAAACTGACAGACGAACTCGGGAGACTTCCAAAGGTCGCAGGCGGCGTCCGCAATTCACTCGAGAACGTTGCCGACGCTACCAAGTTGGCTATGGCATCTGCCGGGTCTGCAATCGCGACAAACTTCCTGCCTGCCATCGAAAAGGCATCGCTGATGATTCAGAGCCTATCGGATTCTGGTGTCTTCCAGCGGATTGCCGATAACTGGTCGAAGATGTTCGGCGGCGGCAAAGAAGACCTATTCGTCACGATCATCGCCTATACAGCAGCGGTTGCCGAAGCTCTTCCGACATTGATTCAGACAGCAGTCCAAACCGCGCAGGATGGCATCAAGTGGATTATCGATCAGGTCCTTGGCTTGCTGAAAATCATCGCGGCAGTTACCCCATTCGGCGATCAAGCGATGGCATCGATCGAGAAGTACGTTGGAGCGATTGCCGATGCTTCCAATCCACTGAGCACTTTGGGGTTCATCATTGATCAGATCAAGCAATCAGCCGAAGAGAAGATCGCCATGATCAATGATTCTGCGACTGGCCAATCAACCGAACTCAGCGACGCTCTCAACAATAGCCCGCTCAAGCAGATCCAGCTCAACACGAAGACAACAGCTGAAGTCCTGACAAGGCAAGAGCAGATTAGCAAGAGCATTCTCGGTGGCGGCACCTTCGGCAAGATGGGGATTACCCCCGTCGAACTCGGTGGGATGAGGCGAGGACGAAACACCGTCGAGGGTGCCATTCGATATCTCGTCGCTGCCGTCGAGCAACAAACAGGCGGCGCAGTCATGCAGGGCATGCTTTCCAGGGCGAGAGTCACAAGGTAAATGTCACTCAGCACCATATTCGACCACGCGCAGAAGCGTTTGTCGCAGGATCGGATCAGCGTGATCGCTGCCGGTTACGAGCTGAACGGCTACGAGTACCAAGACACCTATATCGACCCGGTTACCAACACGCTCATGCTCAGGCCTGGGCCGCTGTACGATGCTTGGTACACGCTCAACACGGGCATCTATGCCAAGTACGCCAAAGCTGATCTAACCTTCGAGACGGCGGCTAATTGGTCGAACGACTATTCGATGGGCGCCGTTGCTGCTGGGCCATGGCTATCGAGCAATCAGGCCGCGGCAGGCTGGCTGATGACGCCGAGCCTGGGCAAGAACCGGGGCATCTACCTTTCGATCTTCAACTACTCGGCGGGCGACAACTTCGTCCTCGCTGAGTTTGGTTGGGGAAATAACCCTGTCTACAACCTGACGGGCAGAATTGGGCTTAGGCTCTTCTCTGGCGGCGAGCTGGAGATATGGAAGGATGCCACTCTCGTTGGCGTCTACAACGTTTCAGGAGCCATCAGCGGCACAAACATCGGGGCGAGCGAATACGGCCTCCTCCTGATCCCTGGAAGGCGAAGAGAGCTTATCGTGCTCTCGCGCAACGGCAACGGGTTTAGCCATGTCTTTGATGACATCCAGGAGAGCGACACTGATCCGGTGATCACTCCTGCCGGCGTCTTCTGGGTGGACTTGCCAACGGCCACGGCGAAGATTCAGATCGCGCCATTACAGTACAACGTCACAGGCTATGCGACAAGCGACGACTTTCAACTCAGCGAAGCGCCAAGCGGAACCGACACCCTTGAGACGTTTACTAACGCTGCTTTTGCGGGCGGGGCAGGACAGAACTTTCGCATCTACGGCGACCCTCCATTCGGCGGATCACCGACCACGACCACGCAGGCGAGCCTGATCGGTCCAACCGGCGCAGCGTTCGTCGCCAACTCTGTCAATAAGTCGGTCAGGATCAAAGCCACGCTAACCGGCGACGGGGCATACACTCCGTTCGTCTACGGGGCGCAAATCGCCTATGCCGCAATCGTCGAAGACACCGCAAATGAACAGCAAGACCTAACGCCTTGGATCGAATCGGTCTCCTTGGAGGTTCCAGACGATCCAACGGCAGTATCGGTCAGCCTGACGGTAATCGGACCTGAAGACGCGGAAGGGACCGTGCCAGACATCAGGACGATGGTCAACCGTCCGATCAGGATCGACGTTGGCGCGAGCGGCATGATTGACGGACAAGGGGAAGCGCCTGAATGGGTGATGTCCACGTCCGATGCCTCACAGCGAGCCACGATCGAGGTTCGGACTCGGTGGAAGGGCTTAGAGAATTACATGTTCCGCGAGCGGCAAGTGCTCGACGGATATCGGCTCAAGGATGCCTTGGAGTTTTGCCTGCTTCGGGCAGGGCTGGAAGCCGGGGACCTCGACCTAGACGATCCAGACTTCTACCTTGATTCGATCCCACAGGATAAGGCAGGGGACTTCAACGTCGTCATCGAGATCGGCGACACCGCTGCCGAGTGGGTGCAACGCCTGATCGAAGACTACGCCGCGACCTATCACTGGGGATTCGAGCCAACGTCCGGCGGGATCAAGTTCGTCTTCAAGTCGCCTGAATCTCTGGATGCCGCCGATGTCGCGTTCACGCTCTATGCCTCACGGCAAGATGCTATCGATGATGGCATCTTGGAAGTCGATGCTTGGAAGCACGTTTACCGATCCTTTACCGAACGAAGGCTTGAGCCAGAAGCGAACGATATCCGGGTAACTGGATGGGATCCGCGCAAGCGCAGACCGATCCAGAGCCACTATCCAGACAACGCAAGCCAGGACCCGACGACGGCAGTGGCATCGAGGCCTGACAATTGGCTTGGGGAACCAAGGCGATACGGTCTCTTGGAGCCTGCCATCAACACTCAGGACGCATGCGATAGGGCGGCAACGCTTCTATTCGAAAGGCTGACGCCGGTCCAGAGGCTGGCTGAGATCACCTGCGAATTGATGCTCGACACCAACGGAGTGATCCTCTGGCGCGGCAAAGACATCAGGTTAGATGGGCAGGGCAGATACAGAATCCTGTCGCTTAGGACGGACTTCGATCACGAGTACAGCGATATCGACGGTTGGCGTTGGCGAGAAGCGAGTTATTGCCTTAGGAGGGTCGGAGAATGAGAAAGCCAAACGTAGACCTTGAATCCATCGCTCGGCGTCACGAACTCAGGTCCGTCAACAAAGTCGTCAAGCGTCCCGGCTGGGAAAAGCTAGCCAAGTTGCAACCAAAGACGGTCAAGAAGCTAGGTTAAATGCCGTTCAGTTCGTCGATCGTGATCTTGGAACTCCAAGAGCTCCATTCGGTGCAAACCGCGTTCCCTGCCCTTGCTTGGCCAACGGCTCTAAACTACCGGCAACACGCGACGCCTTTCATGGGGCTTGGCGGACTCAACATCAATACGCCTTACGTCTGGCGCCGAAACGTCACGATCGAAGCGACGTTCGATGCCGAGTATTCATTCGACACGGTTGCACTCAATGGCTTTGATCCATCGGGAGCGGCAACGGTCACCGAAGTCTATGAGCGGCAAGATAAGGCGGCAAGCATCACCTATGTCACGAACACGACGATCGCTCTTGCCATTGGTCACCTAACCGATGACTGCCTAAGATCGGACGCTTTTGAGTTTGCGGCATCGATCGCGCCGCCATCGCCGAACGGTCTGTCGGGCAATATGCGGCTGGAATGGGCCGAACTATTCGGGGAAGCCGTAGAGTTCGAGACTCACTCCTACTTTCAAAATGGCTATGGAGTCGAAGCGACGAGTTCAAGCCTCTATGCCATTGCTCCACCATCGATAGGCTCGCTGGCATCGATCAACGCAAACGTTCACCCGCAAACCAAGTACACGGTCAAATTCAAGCCGGTAGACCTGGAAGGGAATCAACTGGCCAAGCCGGTCATCTTGGTCTTTGGCGACATCTATGACACGCCGGGGACGATCGACGGCTCGACGGACTTCGGGGACTTCGTACAGACAGCCACGACGCCGATCGATGATGTCTTCTCGGTAGCCAAGAGGTGCTCGGCGCTTTCGGCGACGCTGCGAACATCGACCACAACCTTTCATACCTATGCGTTCGATGCTCCGGTGAAGAGCTGGGCCACGAACGTTCAGCTTTACTGGCGGTATGCGGCGTTCGGTGAAGACCCGGGCGACTTCGTTTACCAAGAGGTTGAGAATCCGCTCGAGCGAAACATCAAGCACGTTTTCTCGGACGATGCCGATTGCAGGGACATCACGTTCGCAACGGTCACTCTTCCGGCGAGCAAGGATCTAGCTCATTCCGCTTGGACGGCTCAAGGAGACGGGGCAAGCGCAGTCGGCGACGTTCTGGCAGCTGGAAGCGAGACGGGGACATTCACTGCGCTGATGTCGCCAATCGTCAGCGGATCGCCTTACAGATATCTGGCTTTCGATTACGACGTCTCGGTTGGATCGCCAAGCGTGATCGTCGAAGTCGTTGCTTCGTCCTTTGGCCTAGAATCGACGGTGAAGACGTTCTCAGCGGGCATCCTGTCAGGAACCGGCACAGCCTACATCGACACGCTCAGACCGTCTCTCGTGGGCGGCTCGGCGGCATCCTCGCTTCCAAGGCTTGAGAGAATCAACCAGGCCCAACAAGACGAGGAATCAGCTGCATCGTCCCGGTTCTCGGGCCTCAGGTCGATCTACTCGGTTCGGCTCCAGTTTGAAGATGGCACCGTCGAAGTGACCGATCTTCGGATGGCGGTCAAGGTCTCGGGAAGTTTGTCTCATCGAAACGGCTCGGCAGATGGCGCGAGCGGCGAAACGAATCACAGTATGGCCGGCCACGTCGATGGACGGGACGCTTTCAGGATCGCTCAAGGGGCATCGCTCAGCAATATCGTCACGCTCCTTGTATCAAAACAGAATATCGATGTCGTCAGCACCAACTATGCTTTGCCGTCGCATAGCCCGGTCAGTTCGCTCGAGCTTCGTGAAGTCACCGACCTGGACGTTCAGGGCATCGACTTCGAGATCACGCCGGATCAATCGGTCACCGGCAACTGCGAACTAAAGGCGTCGGTCGGCTCCATGTTTGGATACGGCGCGTTCTACGGGCGTTGGGAACTTGACTGGGACGCCAATGAAGCAATCGCCCTGCATGTTTGGGGCAATGAGGCATCAGCGACATCGGTCGGCGGATCGCTTACTGAAGTTCGGATCGTCTCCGAAAACGAACCGATATTCGACTTCACCTATGAGTGCAACGATGGCGCTCTTGGGTTGAAGGTCCTGCCAGAGTCGAGATATGAAACGACACTGCCAAGCGCAAGCGATGTCGAGCATTACGTTCCACGGCATTCGGCGCCACAGACAAAAGCCTATTACAACTTGGTCGCCATCGGGCGGCGGTATCACATCTACGTTGGCGGCGTCTCGATTGGCAGGGCCAAACTCGCCTATGACGTCTCGGCATCGCTGAGGCATTACCGGGCTCAGATCCGCGACGATGGGCTTATCTGGTTTGGCGTCTCCGACAACTCGCTCGATTGGGACGATTCAGAAACCACCATCGAGGGCAAGTCGGTTGCTTTGCAGGTCGACAAGTATCGCCAAGGGCAGCGGGTTTACCTGTGGGTCGAATCCAACGACGGCGACATTCTTCGCTATTACACCGAGGACGAAGGGCAAACATTCAGCGTGGCAACTCAGATCAGCACATCAGGCGAAGCGTCCATGCCCGCCGCTTGCATCGGCAAGATGGGTCACCACTTCGTTTACTGGATCGATGGCGGGACCGACGTCAAGGGCGTCATCTACGACAACTCGCTTGAGGAGATCGAGCCCGAGTTCACCGCGATTCCGGGCGTCGACAATGATGGCTTAGCGGTCGCTGAGTCGGTCAAGGCGGGCGGCATTCAGCGCATCGTGGCTTTCTGCATCCAAGCAGGAGACCTGTTTCAGTACATCGGGCCATCGGGCCGCAACTTCGCTTAAGTCATGGCACAAAACGCAAGGCCAGATGCCGACATTCAGGTCGGAGGGTGGAGTAGCACCGGGGCGAACCTGTTTTCGGTTCTCGATGAGTCATCCGCCAACGATGCCGATTACATCAGTCAGGCAGGGACGTCGTTCTCTCCTGATGGCGTGGTCACGCTCAGCAACGTCACCGATCCGGTGTCGAGCTCTGGGCATAAGATTTGGGCCAGGTGCAAGGGCTCCACGGCGGCGGGCACCGTTGTCGTCAATCTCTATCAAGGCGATCCAACGGCAGGGGGAACCTTAGTCGCCACGCTGACCACGACGACGCTCACGACTTCGTTCGCCGATTACTCCTACACCCTGTCGGCAGGCGAAGCCAACGCGATCAGCAACTACAACTCGCTGTACTTGGAGTTCTTCAGCGGGGCCGATTTCAACACCGTCTACTGCAGCCAAGCCTGGTTCGAATGCCCTGACGCACCGCTACCAGCCCAACCGCCTTACCGTCGAATGACACGCTTTTTCCGAAGGAGATAACGAACCAATGAGCCGAATCTATGCCATCACCTACAACGGAACGATCACCAATGCCGGGGGCAATACCGACATCTTCTCGATCCAACCCGCCGACGACAAGCCGATCAAGCTCAGAGGTTTTCGGCTCTCCCAGATATCGGAGGTCGGCGATACCGGCGAAGAAGGGCTTCGAGTAACGGTCAAGCGGCTTCCTGCGACGTTCACGGTTGGCTCTGGTGGATCTTCGGTCTCGGCTATCCCAATGGACTCGGCTGACGCGGCTTGCGGTGCAACCTGTAGGGCGAATGATACGACGGTTGCAACGACGTCAGGGTCAGCGGTCACCCTAGAGGAGATTGGTTGGAACGAACGAAACTCGCCATGCGACTTCTGGTACCCAGACGAGCGGTTCTGCCCGAAGGTCAAGCAAGGCGAAGGGCTTGTCATCTGCCTGGAGACGACGCCGGCCGACGACCTTACTGGATGCTTCACCGCTTGGATCGAAGAAGAGTAGAGCCTAAATGCCGACGATCTATCGAAGGCATGGACGCATCAAGCGTCGTAGGCCAAGAGCCTACTGGGGGCATTCAGGCGGCACGACGGTATTCGGGATCTCAGAGCTGCTCACCTTTGGCGAGTTCTGCTCTGCCAATCCAAACAAACTGATATCAGAGCCTTGGTCGCCAACCGACACGATCACCATCGGATTCCCGGCTGGATTCGTCACCGAGGTTCTTGCATTCACCGATTCAAAGATCCACGCTTTTGCCAAGCTGATCATCGAAGAGTGGGAGATCACTCTCCGGGCGGGCGGATCGGCGAATCATATCGTTCTTGAGTCGCTCTCGCTGACGGATGAAGTCGAGGGCATCCTACTCAAAATCATCATCGAGACCCTCACCAGTGGGTTCTCAGACACCACCATCAAGCAGGCCAAGAAGCTCGTCAAAGAGCCTTGGACGCTCAGTGACGTTCGGGTCGCTCTTGCGGTCAAGCTGATTGCAGAGACGCTCTCTTACACCGAAGGGATCACCAAGAACCCGAACAAGCTCGTCGCTGAATCGTGGTCGATGAGCGAGGCTTTTGCCGATACGCTTCTTCGGACTATTGCCGAGACGCTCACCTATAACGAGACCATCGCAAAGACGCCGGTCAAACTGATCGCCGAGACGTGGGAGCCATCGGACGCCATCAAGAAAGAGGCTGTAAAGCTGATCTCTGAGACTTGGACGATCACCGACACCATCACAGGGCTTCGGATATTCCTTGCTACTGTGGTCGAGTCGTGGTCGATGTCGGACGCGGTAACAAAAGAAGCGAACAAGTTGATCCTCGATCCGATCACGGTTGGCGAGACGGTCGTCAGAGCCACGAGCAAGCTAGTCAGCGACGCGCTGAGCCTCACCGATACCGTGACATCGCTCAAGGTCCTGATCGGGCTTGTTGCCGAGGTTTGGACGATCACCGAGACCATCAGCAAGGCGGCTGAGCATTCCATCTCAGAAGCCATCAGCCTGTCCGACGCCATCAAGAAGGAAGCGAACAAGGCTATCGCCGAGTCGGTGGATCTGTCCGATTCGATCACAAAGCAATTGGCCAAGCTAGTCGCCGAAGTCATGTCCATGTCGGACGCTCGGCTGGCTTCATTCACCAAAGCAATTTCGGAATCGCTGTCATTCACTGACGCGAAGACGGGAACGACATCAGCCACGGTCACAAGCCTGGTCGACGTCGTGGAACACGCAACGGCAGACGAGATCGTCGAGATCGCCGGTCTTCTGCTTGAAATCCATGAATCAGGAGAAAACTTCGATGAAAGCTAAAGAACGGCTCGGCATGCTCGCCGCTGCCATCGCAGGGCGCAAGCTCAAAGACGATGAAGTCGTCCGGTATAAGGTCAACGTCATTGCCGAACTATTCGGTCCCGATGGGCAGCTCAAGGATCGGCGCGAGGTCCACAACCTAATCACGACGGCCGGCAAAGACAAGCTCCTCTTGTACACCGGCGCGAACAAGGTCGCCGACTTCTCTCGCATGGCGATCGGCACGGGCACGACGGCGGCGTCTGCATCGGATACCGCATTGCAGACGGAAGTCGCAAGAACCACGGCTATCACTCCGACCAACCCGGATGCTCACACGCTCCAATTCCAGACCACTTATGCGGCTGGTACTGGCACGGGCGCGATCACCGAGGTCGGCATGTTAGACGCCAACTCGTCTGGCACATTGCTCAATCACACGATCTTCAGCGCCATCAACAAGGCAGCTGGCGACGCTCTCACGATGACGGTGCAGATCACCTAATCAAGGCGATCCGGTTCATGGCTGAAGGCCTCTGCAATCCGCAGGGGCCTTTCCAGTTTGCCGCTTAAAGGAACCCATGAAGAAACCCAAGGTCGCGCTCCGGGTCTGGAGCGTTCTGCTCGCCCTTGCCCTCGGCTATGAGGCGTACGCGCTCCTGTTCCTAAAGGGAGAGACCCTCTCTGAAGGCGTCTGGTACGGACTCGAAAAGGCTCCCATCGCTATCGCCGCCGTCTCGTTTTTTGTGCTAGGGCATTGGTTCTGGCAACGGAGGAAATAAATGCTAATCGCTACACCTGAAAGGCTCGGCTTCGTCATCGACGCGGTGGCGTCCTCTGTCTCGCTCTCTGCTGAGCAGATACAGCAGCTTAAGGACCTCCGCAATAGCGATCCAACGCTCAAGGACATCACCGATCCTCTTGCGTTCGTGGAAGCGGTAAGCAAGCCTTACGAAACGGACAATCCCGATCCTCAGGGCATGATCCCAATCACCACCGTTAGCCCAAGGGCTCTATGGTTCAAGCTCGACAAGCTCGTCCTTCCAGACGGGAAGATGCTGGGCGCAGTCATCACCAAGGAGGCTCTAGCGTTCGATGGAGATGCGGCGGCTAACCAAGTTGGAGCAGGAGCATACAGGCTCTACAAGTCGCAATTCACGGCGGACGATATCGACCTAACGCTCGATGATTCCAAGGCGATCACGACTCTTTTAGTGGGCAAGTGGGGAGTACCTCAAGAGACGGTCGATTCTCTTCTTACTAAGCCTGATCCGTCATGGGTTGCGAGAATCATCATGCCTAGCAAGCTCGATCAGACGCTTGGAGTCGCAAGCGGAGTCCTCGCGCTCGAAGAAGCGGCACAGGTGATTACTCCCTAATGTCAAACCCGTTTTTCAACGCGCCCTCGGGAGAGAACTCGACGTTCTACCTAGGCAACGCGATGATTGACAGCAATATCACTGTCAATACTGCAGCGACCCAGTACGCGTTTGCTTTCGTGGCTGAAAGAACAGACACGCTTAATGGCATCAAATTCTATTGCCCTTTAATAGTGGGATCAGGTGGCACGTGCGCGGTTGATTTGTACGCAGTGGACGCGAACGGCTTCAAGACAGGTTCTTCCTTAGCATCTGGAACGGCAACGCCATCATCAGCGATGGTCACGGTTACTTTCGGGGCTGGCTATGCTCTAACTGCTGGCACTGCCTACGTGCTTGTAATTCGTAACTCACACGCCACTCCAGCATCAAACTATTTCCGCTTGCAGTATTCGGCGAACTCTGCTCTATATTCTGGAGGGGCACTGCAAGGGACGTCCGACTCTGGTACCTCATGGGGGTACTTCACAAGGTCGGGCGGGGTTCCAATTATCCTCACCTATAACACAGGACCGACTGATGTTGGCGTTATCCTCTCCTCGCTTCCGGTCACTAATTCTTCAATCAAGCTTTACAATACTTCGGGCTCTAGGGTCGCGAGACTCGCTGTTAAGATCAATGTCGCAACTAACCTTTATGTTCATGGCGTCCAGGTTGGTACGTGGGCGGCAGTAGGCTCGCCTACTCATGACATGCTGGCTGAGATATGCAGCTCATCTGCGTCGCTATCAACAAGCGATACTAAGTTCAAATATGGCGCAATGTGGGCAGGTGGCGGAGCGTTCTGGAATACGCCTTATGAACTAACACCGGGGACTGATTATTACATCGGCATATTGCCTAGTGGCGCAACGGCTGGCGACGGCTCTAACTACTATCGAATACAAACGGCATTCGCTAGGCAGTTGACACCTGGGACGATTCTCGGCCCCATGCAAGGTTCCTACTCCTCCACCAGATCAACGGTGTCTTGGTCGTCGGACGATCATATCCCAGATCTCAATATCCTAGTTTCCCCTAAAGATTCAGGCGGCGGCTCCGCAAGCATCCTTTGCCAGCGCGGCATGAACGGAGGTTTCCCAAGATGAACATACCAATAGGTCAAGCAAGCAATATCGATTATGTGTTTATCCAAGACTCCTCCTCGACTACCGGGGCAGGTCTCACGGGCATCACATCAGGTTCTTCCGGTCTCGCGGGTCGCTACATCTACCCAGGAGGAACGTCGGTTGCTTTAACGTTTGAGACGATCACGACGCTGGGGACCTACCAGGCTCCTACCTCTAACGCTTATCTGAGGATCAAGGAACTCGATGCGACGAATCACCCCGGCGTCTACGAGATTCACTATCACAACGATTGGTTCTCGACTGCTAACGCGAGGAAGGCGGCGATCCTTACGATCAAGGGCGTCAC